GGGGGGCAACATCATAATAATCTTGCTCCTTATTTGGGCTTTTTAGCAAATACCCAAGTGCTCTTTTTTCTAGCCGTAGGGATTTCAGTCTTTCTTCATCGAATCTATTATTATTATTATTATTATCTTCCATATTTACTTTCGTCATATTAATGATATCCCGTAAAGCTTTTCAATGTACTCCAAAGAAAGCTCGTTGATATCTTTGCGTTCTAATTCAATAAGGGTGTAATTGTTCATTTCAAGCCATTCGGCTTTTTTTACATCCCTCTTTATAGATTTAAAGTAGTCAAGGCGAGTGCCATGAAAAAATGGCACAAACTCTGAATGCTGCCTACCGTTAACTTCTATTGCAATTTTTTTTGTTGCATTTAGAAAATCAACAGCCATTCTGGTTCCGTATACCGGAAACTCCTCAAATACTATGTGAGACTTCCAGAACTGCTCTAGGAAATTTTTAACACTAGTTTGTAATTTTGATCGGCTTTTTTTGGCCCACTTAATCCGTTTCTTTCCAACGTTCTTATAAATAAGCTTGCCATGTATATTTAAAAGCCTCATTTAAATAAATTTTCTAATGTCTTTTTAAAATCTTCAAAGAAATATCTTGTAAGTTCTGGGTTGTTTTCTAGGTAGCGAAGAAGATTATCTTCTCCTTGAAATTTCTCTTCCACATCACTATAACCTGCTGATTTAATTTTTTCAAGTGCCTCTTCGGTAAAAGATATCCAAGGGCCACTTTTCTTTATCATTTCCCATGCTCCTAATTGGCTTATGATTTCTCTTTCAACCCATACACTTCCATTTTCAGATTTATATTTAATTGGATATTCTACTATAAGACCACTATTTTCAGTCATAGACTTTCTAATAGCTATTTTGCAATTATGGCCAATGGGGGCATCTTTATCTTTTGCAAAAAATTTAGATGATTTATAATGATTAGGTTGGAACTCAAGAATCCAGTTAGCATAATGTTGAAGAGCGTTACCACCGGAATTATTTGATAATTTTGCATCCTCTTTTGCATATGGGTTAACACTAACCTTGCTTCTAACCTGACAAATACACAAAGCGATATGTCCATTGTGTGCAGTTCTGAGAGCAAGCCTTTTACACAGTGTAGATGTAAGTAATGCGCCTCCTGCGACTTTTACAGCTTGATCTAGACCCTTTTCAGCATCATCTTTGGGAATTAGAGCGTCCATGCTATCAATGATAAACATGAATTTTAAATTATCAGGATTTTGATCAATACAATTTTTAATTAAACCACCTACATTTTCAAAAATATTTCCAGAGTATAAGAGCCATTTGTTTTTAGAGGTATCTACGCCAGTAGATTTAATTATTCTATCTGAAATTCGACCTTCAGCTTTAATATAAACCACAAAAGCATTTTCATATTCTTTTTGAAAATTAGCGGCAAAAGTTAATGCACATGAAGTTTTTCCACCACCCGCTACGCCACTAAAAACATTGATTCCGGGGTTTAAGCCGCCACCCATTTGTAAATCTAGGTTAAGACTCCCGCTTGAAACCCGATAATCGATAGCCTCACTAAAAGAATAGTGTTCATCATCTGACTTTAGGTGTTTATATAGAGCGTCAATTGAGCCGCCCATACTTGTTTCCTCTTTTTTCTTTCTCGGTGACATAATAATTATTCAAAAAAATCTAATGGTGTTTTTGGCTTGGTTTTCACTTCAAAATCTTTTCCAATTTTCTCTTCTTGGAAATTATAATCTTTTTCAGTGGACTCTTCAACCCTGTTATAAATTAACTTGTGATCATTTAAATAATGGGTTCCAAGCTTATTACTCATAAACCACGACAAGGAGAAGAATTTGACCATATCTGATGATGGTCGGGGTAAAGTTTGCCAGAATTTTAAGTCAGGGAACTTCTTAATTAACTTATTAGCCATTGCCCTTTGTTTTGCCCACTGTGAAGCGGGTAAATCAGGCATAAATTTACTAACAATAAATTTGGCTAATTTTCTTTCTTCTAGAGTTGTTTTGGACTTACCCATTAAGATCAAACTCTACCATCTTTTGTACGAGTTTGTCAAATGATACTTTTGGGCTCCATCCAAGCTCTTCTCTTATCGGGTTTGAATCACCCAACAACAAATCAACTTCTGCAGGTCGGAAGAATTTAGGATTTATTTTTACCAGAGTAATCCAGCTACCACCAACGGTGAAGCCATACTCTTCTTCTAGATCACCACCACGCCATTCGGTGTCTTGGAAACCAGCGGCTTCAAAAGCGAGTTCGATAAACTCCCTAATTGAATGTGTTTCATTACTAGAAAGAATATAGTCTTTTGGCGCATCTTGGTTTAACATTAGCCATACGCCTTCTACGAAATCTTCGCTGTCACTCCAATCTCTTTTGGCATCTAAGTTGCCAAGCTCCAAGGCTCTAACGCTGCTCTGATATCCAGATTCCATATGTGCATCAACCTCACCCTTAATACGTGCAACACCCTTTGTAATTTTCCTAGTAACAAACTCTTTACCACGCTTTGTCCCTTCATGGTTAAAAAGAATTCCGTGAACTGCATAAATGCCGTGTGACTCACGATAAACCTTGACCAAATGCCTAGCCGCAGCTTTAGAGGCCCCATAAGGGCTTCTGGGCTTAATTGGGTGCTTAATATCCTGTGGGGCATAATCCACATCGCCCCACTCTTCACTACTGCCAGCACTATAAAATCGACAGTCTATCTTAAATTTTCTAATTGCTTCTAGGCAGCGCAGCACACCAATAGCATTAGTGTCCATAACTTGAAGAGGCATATCCCAACTACATCCGACAAAAGAATTTGCAGCAAAGTTAATAAAATAATCAGGCTGTATGTCTTTTACAAGCATGTCAATGCTTACGTCATCAGAAAGATCACCATATACAAATTTAAAATTAGGATGATTTTCAAAATTTACCGTATTTACAAAGTTTGGATTAGCACTACGGCGCATCATTCCATAAATTTCAATTGGTTCCCCTTGGGACAAAAGAAGCTCTACCATGTTTGCCCCGTCTTGACCCAGCACTCCTGTAATTAATACCTTCTTCATATTATGAATATATTATAAATTGTTTAAAAATTCTACTAATTTTAAAATTTGCTGCTCTTTTACCCCGCTGTGTAGTCCGACATATAGTCCATTTTTGTGCAGGTATTCTGCGTTTTTAAATTGTTTATAATCTGCATATTGCTTGTAGCAGGTGTGTCTTAATAGATTTCCGCTAATTATTGGTCTATACTCTATTTTTTCTTCTTGTAAATATTTTTTTATTAATTTAACTTTTCTTTTTTTAGATATAATCGGAAGACAAAAAGACACATCGCTATGATTTCCTTTTGGTAGTAAATACTTTTTCTGGTCTAAGTTATTTTCATAAGTTTTGTATAGCTCAAGTCTATCAATAATGTAATCATACAACCTATCAAAGTCTAAAAGCCCCATAAATGCGGCTATGTTGGTGCTTCTGTAATTATTGCCTAATATATTAAAATCAAATAGAGGATCAACTAACCTGTTTGAAAGTAGTTTCTTATAATCTTTAGATAAATTATATCGCCCAAGCTCTCTAGTTAGGCCGTGGCTTCTTGCTAGAATATAAAAAACAAACTCTTCTTCGTCGTTTGTAAAAATCATACCGCCCTCAGAACCTGTGGTCGTTTGATGTCCAAAGTATGTCGAAGTTGATGAAGTTAATTCTGAGCAGATATGTTTTAAATCATTTGTGTCTTTGTCAAGGTACGCTCCGAAAGAGTTTTCACAATTATCCAGCTTCAGGTCTACGCCATAAGCGTTGCAAACACTTTTTAGTACTGGAATGTCGGGGGTCATACCTATTAGTGAAGTAACAAAAACCGTATTTACTATTTTATTATTGTTTTTTAAGTAGTTAGAAAGCTTGCTGATGTCTATGGAAAAATCATTTAAATTGACATCGATAAATTTTGGTTCAAAGCCAGCGTTAATCCAAGGACTTACTGAAGTTTGCCAAGTAACAGATGGAAAAACTACAGTATTGCGATCTGGCTTAAAATGCTTCGCGTATTGAGCGATAAGGGTGTTTGCAGTTGAGCCACTACTAACCATCAAGGCGTATTTAGCCCCAGTGTATTGTTTCCATTTATCTTCATACCCAATTACATATTTGTCCTGTGTCCAACGGTTTTTGGGGTCAAGGAAAAACTTACAGATTTTAAGTCTGTCTGACCAAGTAAAATTTGAATCATTTAAAAACCAATTAAACATAATTATTTAAAAACTTTTTGTAGTTTGCAAAACCAATTCGTGTTCTATATTATCGCAAGAACCTTCAGCAAACAAATTTATATTTAAATCTTTATAATTTTCTGGAGCAAAAGCAAGGGGATATTCGGTGTGCTTAACCCCATCTTGAACAAAATGATTAGTAAGCAAAGTAATCTGCGGGAGCCCGTAAGCACCAAAAATCCATGCACTACCTGTATCAGTGCAAATAGATAGTTTACAGCCTGAGCATATTTTTACCTGATCAAAAAAGGATTCATTTCCCAAAAAGCTATAATTTTCTGATTCAGAAAGCTTTGGCTCTTCGTGCCACCCAAAATGAGCAACCTTCCAACCGCTCTTAATTAACTTCTCTATGATCTCTCTCCACCAGTCTTCACTTGGTGCTCTACTTAGCCATTTTCCATAACCAGCAAAAGGCCAAATTGCTATGGTGTTAGATTCCTTTTTTACATCAAACCATAAATCTAAGTATGGTTTTTTTTCTTCCTCAGTAAGCTCATCAAACTCTGATTTTAAAAAACCCGCCATCAGGAAACACTCTTCTACTTGCCCTCTTTTATTAAACCAACTCCCCGATTCATAAACTGGAGGTGAGGTATTAATAACAAAATCACACCCCTTCATAATAGCTCTGTCTGTATCGCCATTGTGCTCTGGGAAGTCTGTGATCTTAATCCTGTCGATAAGCGGATGGTTAAAGTATATCGGGGCAGCTTGTGAGCATTTTTTTGCAATAGAAAAATATTTATAACTATTTGGAAAAATTTTTTCTAAATGATTTAAAACAGGAAGAGCCATAATAGTGTCACCTATTAAAGCTGATCTAATACCCCAAATCTTAAAATTTTTGTCTGTTTTCATTATTTATATTTTTTGGTACGTCATTGTTATTCCAATGTCGCCTTCATGAACATTAAAATACTGCCAGTTATAGTCTATCCAGTGGGCTGCAGCATCATCTCTGTATTTTGCTAGGGGGCGATATCTTAAGTAAAGATCGCTAGTATCTAAGCTTCTGTTTTCAATAAGGACCACTTTTCTGTTAACACGTGGATAACACTGAGCTATGTTCATCATCCCGCTATTAACGCCTATAAAAATTTGACATTTAGCAATTAACTCCGCTGTTTCCCAAAGACTTAATCCAAGCCTGTTAATAAATGGAGTCGGCTTATCATTTTTACCACCAATTTGATAAATTGTGTAATTTTTATAATTTTTTTGTATTTGTTCTATTATATGATCAGGCATTACTCCACCTTCTGATATGCCTGTTGTATGAACTGTAATTGTGCCTTGTGTTGATCCTTGTAAATCTTCATAGCGGTAAAGCCTTGGGTGTCTTAAATATGGCACTGCAATTCTGCCTAATGCGCTTTCATTTCTTTGCAAGTAGTCGCCATCGTCTGAAGCTCCAATAGGAGTAAAAAAAAGAGGCGCATAAATATCTGTTTTACAAAGTGGGTTGTCTGGCACATCAAACGATGACTGTACAGATAGTTTGGTTTTGTGGTCAGTTATAAACTCAGCAAAGGATTTAGAGCAATGAAAATAATTATTATAAGGATCAATTATTAAATCTGCACGAGCCTCCCCTCTCTCAACATATGGATTACTATCAAACCCCCAAAATCTTTTGACATCAACTATTTTTTCGCCTGTATTTTTATAATAGTTTTCGGGTATTGAAGTATATTGTAATTGATCTCCAATTCCATCTCCATCTATATGAATGCCTAGCTTTTGTAAACTCATTTTTCGTATCCGAGTTTATTTTCTTTCATATCTTCTTCTGTAAAGAATTTTTCTTGCAAGGCTACTTTAGCTAGGTATCTTTCGTAGTTACATTTATCTACATAACTTGCCTTAACGCCATCTTCTTTTGCGTCATCCACTGCTTCAAACGTTTTTTTATTTACTTCGTAGAGTTTTTTGTATTCAACAGACTCCATAATCGTACTCCACAATACATTATCATCAATCTCATCTATCATGTTGGTGACACAAGCAGCAAAATTACCAAAGTTTTTTTTGGGGTCCATTTCGCATTTTATTTGCAAAATAGATAAATAATCAAAAGCATAAGCTTCGCTGACTCTAAGGTTAATCATTTTTAATTTTATGGTAAAAAGCTAATGGATGACCTTTTATATATTTATCTTGAGGGTCCACACCGTTAAAAATTGATAACAGGGTCATGTTACCAAAACTTTTTGTAATTAAACCATCATTACCAAAATCTTTTTCAGAATCAAACTCTTTTTTAATCATTTCATTTTCCTCGATGAGTTGGGCTCCTTTTTGGCTAAAATCATCGCAAAGAACTGATGTTTTGTTTCTATTTATTTTGTTAAATTGATCTACCATTTCCTCGGCGTGATCGGAACCGTCCAAATATATAAAATCATATTCATCAGAAACAAAATCTTTTCCATCACCCAAATTGAACTCTATATCAATTTCACCCACAAAGTCTTCTAATGCAATTTTACAATTTTCAATAGCTATTTCTCTATTGTCTACAATGACCAGCTTACCCCCGTTGTCTTTTATATAGTCACACCACCAAAATGTACTCCAACCAGCCCCGCCGCACTCAGAAGGGTTAAGACTATTAAGTGTTCCTATCTCTAGTATATCTATTGAGCCAGCGAAAGTATTTAAAACATATTGAAAAGCAGGTCCACGACCTTCTTTTTTATGCTCTTGATAAATTTTATAATACTCGTTCATTTCTGTGCCTGTTTCTGAAGTTCCTCTTCATATTCAGTTATAACACCTTTGTAGTTAGTGTAAGTCTGCTGAAGGTTACCGCTTTCAAGATACTCTTTTATGCTCCAATCAAAACGATTTTCTATAATCTCTTCAAATGGTTGTTCTAAAACTTTGTATCTGAAAATATCTTTTAGATTTACTTCAAGCTCCATTGTTTCTAGGAAAAAATCATCAAAATCTTTGTTTTCTAATGAAGCTTTCATGTATTCAGTTAGCGAATCTAGCGTTAATTCTAATCCTAGATTTTTTTGACAATAAAGCCTGAATTGAAGCCTGTTACTTTCATGACCCTGTAAGACTTGAGCCCCGTACTTTTGATAAAGGAGATTACAATGATTTGATCTCCCATATGCATAGTAATATTTTACTGGGTGGAGCAACGCAGACTTAACGGGGTCATCAAAACGCTTGCTTGTTACGTAGTTCTTTTTTTCTTCCTCTGTATAAGTTTTAATTCCGTTTGCTATTCCGTTTAATCCCCAGTGGGGTGTTTGGAAATAGAACATGTGATCAAAATACTGTGCTAGGTATATTTTACCTGCCATTTGTATGGCTCCGATTTTTTCTTCTTGAAGAGTTTTGATTTCTTCTCTTAATCTTTTACCCCAGTAGTCAGTTATTCTATCGGGCGAATCAAGGGTAACAAACCAATCTCTGTTTTGCATCGGCCCTTGACGCAGAAACTCATTCATTTGAAAATCATGATCATTTGTCCACTTTCTTTGGATAATGTGTCCGTCACCCTTTCTTTCATTCAGCAACTCAAAAGTTCCATCTGTAGAATAACCATCTACAAAAATAAGACCATCAAAATACTTGTGAGCATCTTTGGTCATTTCATCAATATCTTCTTTGCGGTCTTGCGTTATACCGCAGAGCCAGATACGATGCTCTCTTGGAAAATTAGCTGTTCGTTGATTATTCATTATGTAAAACTGGTAGGGGTTTATTCTTATAAAATATTTTATTAAATTCTAATTTATTTTCATCGTAATTCCACGCATAACTGCATCCCGACTCTCCCCATCTAGCTTTTTGGTATTCTACCTTGGCTTTTCCATTGCTGTGTAGCCAAGTCATGTGTTTCACATGCGCAACCCCCGTTGGGATTTCTAGACTTGAAAGTTTTTTATAGTCCGTACCATCTGCATAAACAAAGTCATCATCATAGTATAGCTCTTTTAACCCTCCATGACAATTTACTTTAAAAATTCTTGGTGGACAAAAGCCGTCAACCCAAACCGTTCCATCAAAAACATAATTCTTATAGTTAATCTTAAACCAGTCTACAAAAGAATTTAATTTAATAAAATTTAAAATATTATTTATTTCTTTTACTGTAAAAATCTCATCAAGCCCTAAAGTCCAAACATAGTCAACCTCGCTATCTAAAACAGATTTTAAACATATGTTTCTAGCTTCGTGTTCTTTTAAATACTTTTGTGAAGAGCAGTAATGATCTATCAAACCTTTATTATAGTAAGATTCTAGTATTTCTTCTGTGTTGTCAGAAGAGTTTGGCGGCAGTCCTAACTCTTTATTTTCATGAAAGCAGTTATGTATAAAACTACACGATAATTCGTGATCTCCTTCTTGTTTAAAAGCCAGCCAAGAGTCTAAGCATTCTTCTAAAAACTCAGAGCAATTATACGCCGACGCTATTAACCCGATCTTCATAAAAGCCTATATATTTCTGAGCTACAGTTTTTTTATTAAATTTTGTGAAAAGATTTTGTTTCTGAACGATCTCAAACACCTTTTGTTTTTTGCCCATATAGTCCATCAGTGTCATCATCATGGCTCTAGAATAACTATCAATTGTGGGCTCTGCTGAGAAGTCTTCAAAGCCAAATTCTTTTGCCGTAGGGTTGTCTGTACAGGTAATCGGTATTGCGCCAGCCATTGCCCCCTCTATCATGCTTAAACCTATACCTTCGATCCTTGATGGTAACAAAACAGCTTTTGATTGGTGATATAATTCGTTTAGTTTGGAAGCTGTTACTAAACCATGATATATACCATGACTAGTTGGCTCTGGGCCGCATACGTGCAAGCTGTTATGAGACATGCCAGCGTCTCTTAGTGATTGTAAAATTAAATTAAATCTTTTATTGGGGTCTCCAGCGCGGCCCACGTATAGAAAATCAACGTCTCTGGTTTTTGGCACATTTTCTATTTCTAACGATGGGGTATAGACTACTTTTGCATTTTTCTTAAAATATTTTTTTACTTGTTTTTTTGTAGAGTCAGAAATACAGGTAACCACATCAGCCTGTTTAAGCTGTTTTTTTATTTCGTCAACAGGATAAGTGTCAATAAGGTGCTCTGGCACGTCTAGTATATTAAAAATCTTTAAGCCGTTAGGCAAGACCTCGTGCTTAATAGCTTGGTCAAAAACATCTGGGTTAATTGCCAAAAGCAAGTCTGGCTTATCATCAAAGACAACAACTTCATGACCTAGCTCTTCAAAGCCTTTTTCAAGCCTGTTGACGATAGAAATTTCTTCGTCTCTCCACCCTAAAATTTTTACTTTCATAATACTGACTCTAGTTTTTTACAAACGTAATCAATTTCTTTTTTAGTTATTTCTGGATACATAGGTAGACTTAGTTCCGTTGCAGCTTGTTTTTCTGCTGTTGGAAAATCTCCTCTTTTATGCTTAAGCCCCCTGTATGCTTTTTGAAGGTGAATGGGCTTTGGATAATGTAGCCCTGTTTGAACTCCATCAGATAAAAGGTCTTGTTGGATTCTATTCCTGTTTCTAATAAACACTGGGAATATGTGATATACACATCTGTTTCCTTCTTTTACTTCCATCATCTTGATTTTCGGATTTTCAGATAGGTTTAGTCGGTATCTGTGTGCAGCCTCTATTCTCTTTTCTGTCCACCCGTCAAGAAGCGGTAGTTTAATGTTTAAAGCAGCAGCTTCTATTTCACTCATTCTATGATTACAGCCAACTATGTCATGAATATATTTTTTGGACTGCCCGTGGTTTACAAAGCACTTCATTAAATCATAAAACTTTTTGGAATTAGTAACTACAGCACCGCCTTCTCCGCAAGTTCCTAAATTTTTTCCGGGATAAAAACTGAAACAAGTCATATTTGCATATTCTGCAATTTTCTTTTTATCAAAAAGCGCACCGTGGGCTTGGGCTGCGTCATTGATAAGTATAGAGTTGGTCTGTTTTGTTATAATTTTTAGCCCTCTTAAATCACATGGATTTCCATATAAACTTGTTGGCAGGATTACCCTTGTTTTGGGGTTGGCAGCTTTTACCGCATCTTCAAAATTCATATTGCAAGTAGAATTAACATCTACAAACTTATGTTTTAGATTGGGGCAGTAAGATACGGCTTCACTTGTGGCAATAAAGCTATTTGGAGCAGTTAAAACCTCACCTTGATGCTTACAGCAGTTCAGGGCAGCGTGTAAAGCTGATGTCCCACTACTTGTTGCTACGCAGTATTTAGTACCACAATACTCTGCAAAAGCCTCCTCGAACTTTTCTACTTGCTTGCCAGAAACAAAAGCACAAGAATCTATAATACCAGATATTTCTGACATTAATTGTTTTTTTATACTTCTGTTTTGTTTTTGTAGGTCTAAAAATTTAACATTCATACTCTAGCCCTCGCTGGGTTACCATAAACAACTGCATTTGCAGGAACATCTTTTGTTACCACTGAACCTGCGCCAACAGTAGCGTTTTCACCAATTTCTATACCACAGAGAATTGTTGCATTTGATCCGATTGAGGCTCTCTTCCTTACGATGGTTCTTTCTAGTGTCCAATCGCCGTCTTCTTGTTTAGAGCCGTCATCATTACATGCTTGTGGCTTTTTGTCGTTTATGAACATAACACCATGACCAACAAAAACCTCATCTTCAATTGTTACCCCCTCACACACAAATGAATGGCTAGAGATTTTACAATTTTTTCCAATTACTGCATTTTTTTGAACTTCGACATAGGAACCAAGAGTGGTGCTTTCACCGACTTCACAACCGTAAACATTTACGTAGTTATGGACAGTTACTGCTCGCCCCATTTTAGTATCTTTTACATTACTGTACATCGAAAGGCTCCCCCTTTAAGCCGATGGACTTGTTTGTTGCCTCAATTAGCTGTACAACCTTCTTGCCTAGCTCTGGACCAGAAATACACTCTGCACCATCCATGCAGTCGCAGAAGTGTTTTATTTCTTCTTCAATTGCTTCGGTGTGGGGTAGTTTTGGGCAGAACATGTCGCCCGATCTGTAATCGAATACACTTTCATCATAGCTCACACTCTTGTCGTAAATCATTACTTTTTCTGAAGGCTTATTGTCATTATAAACAACCATCTTATCATCTCCGTTAAGAATTAAATTCCTAACCTTAATAGGGGAGAACCAGCTAATATGTATATGGGCAGAGAACTGATCTTCATATTGAATTGAAATGTTGGCTACATCAGCATTAGCTTTTGAGGTGTGCGTCGAACCAACCGCCGATAAGAAAAGGGGCTTTTTATCTCCGATGAGGTAGCTTAAGATTGAGAAGTCGTGAGGAGCTAAATCCCAGACGACATTAGAGTCGCGCTGAAACAGCCCTAGGTTAATTCTACAAGAATCAAAGTGTTTTAGTTCACCTAGGTGATTTGAGTCAACAAGCTCTTTTAGCTTTCTTACAGCACCCGTAAAAAGAAATGTATGTGCTACCATTATTGTTAGCTCTTTTGACTTTGCAATTTCCATTAGGACATCGCATTCTTCTACGTTCATTGTCATTGGTTTTTGGATAAGCACATGCTTTCCTGCTTGAAGAACTTTTTTTGCTAATTCATAATGAGTTGAAATTGGTGTCGCTATAATTATACCGTCTACGTCATCGTGCCGTGTTAGCGCGGTTTCCAAGTCATCATACAGAGACGTTACCACTGGCATCTTGTTCAAGACCTCTGGGTTTGTATCTACGACAAATTCAAGCCTAACATCTCTAAGCTTTTGAATGTTTCTTACAATGTTTGGCCCCCAATAGCCACATCCTATTAATCCTAGTTTTTTCATTTTATTCACTCCAGAGTTTTAAACCGTGTTCAAATGTTTCATATTGATTTAGTTCTTCTTGTGTAATTGGCACTTGATTTTCTTTTTTTTCAATTGGCCTTATTTCTTCCCATTGTTTTTGCCAAATATCCTTATTAACTTTAACCCTATTTTCAAAATTTACATAACCTATGTGATATAAAAAAACATTTTGTATTTTTAGAGTCTCTAAATACTTTTCAAGGGTATTGCATTGCCCCATTAGGTATTGCTGGCTACGAACGAGCTTTCCATCTTCATAAATCAATTCATTTGAATCGCTTTTCGCTGGATCATATTTTCCATTATCTAGTTGGGCAAAATCCACCACTCCACGATAAAGACCGTCTCTATGAAGAGCCCACATAAAATTAATATTGTTTTCTTTATCCCATCTTACTTTTTTCGTAGTTCCCCACAGGTCTAGGATTGGAATCATATAAGCGTCAAAATCGCTAAATCTCATTTGATAAGCTAATCTCTCCCATTCGCCACGCTGGTGGAGAGGGATGCGCTGGTCTAGGCCAAGTAGTATTTTGAACTCTTGAGCCGTATGCTGAAGAGCTATATTAAATAGCTTTCCATCTAAGCACGGATCGTCATAGCTGATGTCGGCTTTGACTAATTTAAGATTATCATATTTTTTGCAAAGCTCTTCAAAAGCTTCAAGCGTAGCATCTTCGCTTTGATTTATAGAAATTACGACCTCTTCGGCAAAAGAACAAAAATTATGTATCGCCTCTTTATAGTCGAAGCTGTTTTTGATTACATTAAAAGCCGTGCTATAAATCGAAAACATTTCTCATTATAGCAACTTTTATGAGAAAATAAAACTATTTTTTAAGGTCGTCTAGTTTTTCTTCTAGTCTGTTGAAGCGGTGGTCAATTCTTTCGACAAAGGACTGAAAATCGTCTTTTGATACGTATTTTTCAGGCATTGAAAGGGCTAGATTCGTGTGTTTTTCAAGAAGGTCTTCCATATCTTCGATATGTTTTATAAGTAACCTTTCGTGACTTTTTTTAATATCATTAATATGGCTCATTACCATCTTAATTAACCACCCTCCGAGAAACGAAACGAGTCCGAAAGCCACATTGATTAGAAGTTGAGTATCCATCGTCAAATATAATTACACCCAAAAAATGAACGTGTATAAAAAAATATTTATAAATATAAGGCTATTAATTCTTTTTGCTATACTAGTCTCTGTATTTACTTTTGGTTATAGGTTTTTTATAGTTGTGGGGGATTCTATGAACCCTTCTCAAGACAATCTTGACATTGTATTAATTAATAAACTTTCTTATGACTTCTCAGAGCCCAGAGAGGGTGATGTGGTAGTTTTTTGGGATTTTGAAGAAGGTGATTTTTTAATAAAAAGAGTGATAGGTATTCCGGGTGATACAATTCAAATTATCGAAGGTTATATATATAAAAACAATGAATTATATTTGGATGAATTTAGCCACATTAACATAACAGAGGGTATAACTTGGGAAGCAGAGAGAGTTGGAGAGGGTCAGTACTGGGTAATAGGTGACAACCGAGACGATACTTGGTTTGGTTTGGTCTGGAATGACGAAATCGTAGGCAAGCTACAATAAAAATGGTGGAAGCGGCGGGAGTCGAACCCGCGTCTTTAAAACCATCTGCTCAGATATACTACAAGCTTAGTTAGTGTTAATTTTCGTGCTTTGTCACTAACAACTACACACGAGGTTGGAGGCACTTTATTTATACTAGACTCCTCACCCTTCCTAGTTTTTTTTGCTCGCTATCGACGCCCTAGCTCCTTAACGAGCATCCAGAGTAGGACGGGTAGCTTACGCAGCTACAGCAGCTTCTTCAGCCCAACCGAACTTAGCGAGAATCGCATCAGCTTCGGCCAGAGAAGGAGCCATATCAACATTATTTTTGGCAGTTGAATAGCCTTGACAGATTTTTAAAGAGGCCAACCGTCATCCTCTACTTGCAATCTTGCGTAAGGCCCTAAATCGAAACCAGTACGCTCCCATAAAATTTAAAAGTCATCTTCTAAGACGCCAGAGCTTTGGTAGTCTTTCACTTTTCTTTCAAAAAAATTGGTCATCGCCCCAGTATCGACAACTTCCGCGAGCCAAGGAAATGGATTTTGGTCGCTATCGAAACGAAAGTCAATACCAATGCCCTCAAGGCGTCGATTACCGATATATTGCATGTACTCAACAAACATATCAGCATTTAAACCGAGTATTCCTCGCGGAAGAACATCATGTGCATAAGCTATTTCAAGTTCAACGGCTTTTTTAATATGTTCAACAGTTTCTTCCTCGAACTTTTTCGTCCACACCGAAGGATATTGTTCTTTGATTGTATTAATCAAATATGTACCAAATTGAATGTGCAAACTTTCATCTCTAAGAGTATATCTAATTTGATCAGAAAGTCCGGGCAATTTATTTTGTCTTCCTAGAGCAAGCAACATAGCAAAACCGCTAAAGAAGAACGTACCTTCACAAACAATATAATATGTAATTAAATTTCTTAAAAATTCTCTTTTACCTTCAGTGCTTTTTGTAGAAAAGCCTTGGCGGTTAATATCAGTTGTAATTTGTATTAGGAAGTCATCTTTAGCCTTAATAGAAGGAATATTTAAATAGGCTTCATAAACTTCACTAACTTTTAATGAAAAAGAATCACAACACGTTACAACAGTCCAGTTGTGCAAAGACTCCTCATATGCTTGCCGCATGATGTATTGGCCACATTCAGCATCAGTTATCCATTTCGCGACATTAAGAAGTAAATTATTACCAACCAAGGACTCACTTCCAGCAAAAAACCCAAGACATCTTTTAACCAATAATTTTTCATCTGCACTCAGGCTATCACTTTTCCATTGGTCTACATCATCACTCATGTTTATTTCAGAGGGCGACCAATTATTAGCCACGCCTTTCAAAAATAAATCCCAAGCAAATTCGTGTTTATGAGGTAAAATTTGATTTACCCCAGATATGGCTTCATCCAATAATAATCCAGTTTTACTCATTTATTGACAGCTTTCACAAGTCGGGTCTAAGATTGAGCAAGCCGTAGGAGAAGACTCAGTACTATCAGTACTACTTGTATTAGTATCACTAGGGTCACCACCACTCTGAGTCGATTTCTCAATTTCGCTCGCACTTCTATTCCTTAAGTAATATGTACTCTTTAGTCCTCTATTCATAGCATGAATATACAAATCATGCAAATATTTTAGAGAAGTAGACTTATTAAATAAATTCAACGATTGCCCCATATCAATCCATTTTTGCTTGGCAGCAGCACCATCAATTAGCCTAAATTGATCGTGGTCAAATGCCGTACAGAACCTCTCCTTGAGGTCTGGGGGGATATCGCCATTTAAACGGCTCAGATCGCCATCTACGGCCTTTATGGCGTCAATCATGCCTTGGTTCCAGAGCCCTCTTTCCTTACATTCTTTGATAAACCACTCGTTAATAATAGTAAGATTACCACTTTTATTTTCATATACAAAAAGTACCGAGAAATCTGGTTCAATACAAGGCGAACAACCCTGAATATATGAAATGGTAGCAGTAGGAGCAATCGCCATAGTGTTACTATTACGCATACCATGATCTTTTATGTGTGTTCTAAGCGTCTTCCAGTCCACTTCGGGGCAAAACTTCTTACCCCTGTGAACTAGGGGTTTTTCACCCAAGTATTCCATTAGGTTTTTATATGTGTCAATCGGTAAAGTATCCTGACTCCAGAGAGAGCCTTCGTAGGTAGAATATGTGCCTTTTTCCTTGGAAATTTTGCTAGAATTAAAAAGGCAATGATATGAGATAAACTCATAAAGTTCATCAGAAAATTTAATAGCTTCATCACTGGAGAAGTTAACTTTATAAGAATGAAAAACATCTGCCCAACCCATAGTTCCAGCACCAACTGGTCGGTGATTCATATTAGCTTTTTCGGCTTCTTTTGTCGGGTAAAAATTTAAATCAATTACATTATCCAACATACGCATTTGCGTTGCTATGGTTTGTGCAAGCATCTTAAAATCTAATTTCCCATCTTCTTTGATATGTTCTTTTAGATTAACCGAGCTTAAATTGCATACAGCAGTTTCTCCTACTTCTGTTTTTTCTCCTTCATTAAATCTGGATGGCTTAGTATGCAAAAAGATTTCAGTGCAAAGATTAGAGCTATGTACTACTCCTTGATGCCCATTGGAATATCTCAGATTAGCATTATCCTTAAATGTCATCCAAGGGTGGCCAGTCTCAAAAAGTACGCGAAGCATTTTTTTCCACAAGTCTTTGGCTTTTATAATCCTAAAGTTCTCAATCTTACCATCATCAGCCATTTTGCAATATTTTTTGTATCTTTTGTCAAAATCATGTGCGTATAGCTCATGCAAATCACGGACATCAGAAGGAGAAAACAAATACCAATTTTCGTCATTCAAAACCTTTTTAAGAAACAAAGAAGGAAGCCAGTTGGCTGTGTTCATGTCGTGGCAACGCCGTCTTTCGTCTCCAGTATTCTTTTTTAATTCAAGAAAATCCTCGATATCTAAATGCCAAGGTTCTAAATACGCACAGCCAGCACCGGGCCTCTTACCCCCTTGGTCAACTGCCACAAGGGTATCGTTGTAAATTTTAAGCCAAGGAATTAACCCAGAAGATTTTCCATTAGTGCCTTTAACGTAAGAATTAGCAGCGCGGAAGTTAGTAACATCGAAACCAAGACCTCCAGCAAATTTACTTTTTCGGGCTTCTTGCCACAGACCTTCAAATATACCATCAATGGAATCATCGAAAGTATTAAGATAACAACTAGAAAGCTGACTATGGGTACTGCCACTATTAAACAAAGTAGGAGTTGAACAGCATAAATGAAACTGAGAAAGTGCGTTATAAAATTCAACTGCTTTTTCTTCTCTATTTTTTTCATTTAATGCAAGTCCCATTGCCACACGCATCCAAAATGCTTGTGGGGTTTCTAGTCTACGTCCGTCTAGGTGGTGAAAATAACGGTCATGCAAAATTTGTAGACCTAAATACTTAAATTTAAAATCCCTGTCTAAAACCATTGCTTCTGATAGTTTATTTAAATCAAAGTTTAAAAGTTCTTTATTTAAAACTTTTTCTTTTACAAGGTGTTTAATGTTTCTAATGAAGGAAAGCTTGTATTGATGCTCGAAGGCGTCACTGTCACGACTTTCCCCAAAAACCTCTTTATGGATATTAAACAACAAAAGTTTAGATGCTACATAAGAGTAATTAGATTCTTTTTCAATTTTTTGCCTTGCACTCATGATGAGTGCCTTGTCTATTTCCTTAGTGGTGATTTTATCATAAAGCTGAACATGAGCATCTAACACGACTTCACTAGGGGAAACATTTTCGATATATTCACAGGCCCTTTCGGCACAGATATTAATTTTATTTATGTCTAGCTTCTGGAGTCTACCATTTCTCTTTTTTACTTGAATTTCTTGTTTTGACATATTGAAAGCCTTAAGTCTACTAACATTACATTTTTTTTAAGAAAAAAAAAGTAAAAAAACGAACTAATGAAATTTTTATCCAGAAGGACCAAGATAAGTGTATTAAGAACCTTTAAAAGTCTACTCCTACGATTTTTGACCCTGATTCTCCAGCTTTTGGGTCTTCGATGTGTTTTTTGCCTTTTCTTTTTTTGGCGTAATCATCGAACCATTGCTGCTTTAATGGGTCATATCCGTTTTGAGAAATTCTTTTTTCACTCGCTTCTTTTGATCTGTCTTGAAGCTCCCCGTATGTTTCTTTTTTATTATCGACTGACCTAGCCATTCGTGCGGTTGAATAAACGTCAGGGCGCGTATCGATTGCTGCATTGGGGTTGGTAAACACTCGCTTCCATTCTGTGCCATCATTATCAACATAAACATGTTTGTCTTTCATGCGTTGTTGGACTTCGATTATCTCTTTGGATTCTGGGTGTTGAAAAATATAAAATGGCATTATTGCATCTCCTTAATTTTCTCAAGGATAGCATCAGTAGTTTTTTCGTAAGTAAATCTATGCTGAAGTGCTAAACCATCTTTATTTGTTCTGCTAATTTTTACCCTTTCAACAACCTGTTCACATGCGGCTATAAACTCATCTTCATTAAAGTCATAAATGTTACCTTGGTTATAAGGAGTGCCTTCTTGAAAGAACATTCCATCATATACAGGAATTTTTCCAGATGGGTTTACTAATACAGAGTTTATTTCGTCAGCCCACTCCTTGTAAGCAGAAGCATTTAAAATCACAGCGTGTTTACCCATTGCCACTGACTGAAACTCTGGTAAAGCCCAACCCTCTCCACCCGACATGCCCAAGATAACATCCGCTGAATTTAGAAAGTCATTATACAAGGTGTTTTTAGTCATGTACCCAAAAAAGTTAACATTAAAAAACTTTTGCCCTTGAGTCATGGCGGCTGTGATTTTTTGGTTATCTTCTTCACTAACAAAGCTATTATAAATAGCAGCCTGTAAAAAATATTCTTTTTGATTACCAAATTTTTTGATCCAAGCTTGAATCATTTTTTGGTGGTGTTTTCGTTTTTCAAATTTACCAACTATGTTGAACGTTATTCTATCATCACTAAAATACTTTTTCTTTGTTTGATGAAAGTTGTAATTATCAAATCCAAGTGGTATAGTGCTTACGTTTTCTGCACCAAAAAGTTTAAAAACATCTTCACACTCTTTGCTAGAAAAAGCAACGCTTGTGTTATTTTTTACGATATTAATTTCTTCTTTGGTCGGCTGATCTAGTTCATAAAAGGAAAAAAGAAGTTGGTTTTTACTAAAAGATTCTAAAGAGCCATTTATATGCCATAGTTTAAAAATTGGGGTATCTCTATCATGAGTCTTTAATGATCTATCAACACCGTCTTTGACCCAATCAACAAACTCTTTGTCATCTTTTTGGCTAGAGAGGTCTACCGACCCTCCAATTGGAAAAATCACAGGGTTATGACCCTTTTTCATCATTTCCCTTAAGATGGCAGTCGAAACCTGACCGAAACTTACTGTATTAAGAGGAACATTAACCGCAAAATTCATATCTAATATATGTAGTTTTTATAAAAAGAAACAAAAAAAATCGGAAGAAATTAATCTCCCGATTATGTGTTATATGAAGATTTCTCTTTTAGAGAAGATCGTCACCCCCTTCATTTGAGGAAGTCTGCGCTTCTGCGGTGGCGGGTTGAGCCTCACGGGCCTTGTAAATCTGATAATCAGGTTGATTATCACGCTCTTTCCGGTTGTTCTTAAAGACAACCACCTTGACGGCCTTTTCTTCGCCGTCAATTTCGAGCTTTACATTTCCAGCCAGATATTTCTGACCGCCGTTGCGACTTTCCCGCGCCCATAGAGCACCGATGTTTGTGTTTTGATTAGTGTTTGTATCTTCACTCATAATGTATTAATATAGTTGAGAATTAGCAGTTGTCAAGAATTAATTTTCTTCTGCTGTTGTTGGTGTTGATGTTGGTGTTGTAGTTTCAGTTACTGGCTCATCAGTAATAGAGGCAGTCTGAAGGTTGGTCAAAGCTGCAATCGCATAGCCAGTAAGAAGCAGGTTGGCCGCCATAAGCATGAGGGCAATCCGTGCGTATCCTGTTTTTACGGTCAGCATCTTTGACTTATTATCTGTAGTATCTGTCATAGGCCTCTATCCTATAGGGTAAACATAGCTTTGTCAAATTTTTTTTAGGTTATTTCAACATTAATTGCTTTAGCTTCTTCTTTTTTACTCAGATTAACAGTGAGAAGCCCATCAGTGTGGCTTGCTGACAAAGTAGATATGTCTGAATCTTCAGGTATTAAAAAGGAATTATATCTTGATCTATCACCTTGTTTTGCAACTACATTAATTTGTCCATTTAATGATTCCACTTTGATGTTCTCTTTTTTGAAGCCAGCCAAGGACACTTTATAAATGTAACAATCATTTTCGCAAGAGGCTTTAATGTCGTTTGCTGTCCTTCTCCAATAGGCGTAATCGCCGTCATAAAAAGCATTGTCCCAATCGGCAAAGATGTCATTGAATAATCTGTTTGTAAGTTTGTAAGTATTCATAGTATACAACCTTAAGCATTGGGTGTGCCAAAAGAAAACCCCCGATTTCTCGGGGGTTTTCAGGGGTAGGGGGAGACAACGTGACCATATGTCTCAGTAACTGCCTGTGTAAAAGTGTGCCATTATTTCTCTGTTATATAAAATTCTTCTTTATTTTTTTTCTTAGCTTTCTTGATAAAGTCTTCGGCTAACTTTTTACCTTCCTCTGTATGAGGAAATGCGCCTTGTGTGTAGTGACTCCTTTTACAGAGAACTAAATACATTTTATTTTTTCTTTTTTTCGGCATTATATTTTTGAAATTTAATCTCTATATCATCTAGTATTTGAGCCTCAACGCCACCTCTTGCGACCAGTGCTTCATATGCTCCTTGGTTTTGTTCTATGACTCTTTTGTTATATTTTTTGCTCTTTTCGGTTCTTTCAAAAAAGTCAACCATTTCATTAATTTCATCTTCCCACCACGCGATGCTTTTATAAGACATCAGGTACTTTTCTTGAAAATAGCTTTTATTTAACTTTTTCATCATTGAATTCTTCTCGTATCAATTCTTTTAGTAGCTTTAAATTAAAAACATAAAAGTTTTCAAAAACTGCATTTTCTTTTTCGCACTCTATAAGGTTATCGTACTTAGCTTTTTCAATTATATCATCAAGTAACTGTAAGCTTCTCTTCATCTATATTATTATAATAAAAAGCATTTAAAAATTACAATAAATAATTACCTAATTTTTGTGGGTCTATTTCTACAAAGATTCCTTCCTTTGTTAACTCTATCATTTGATCAATACTAAAACCTTCGTCACGAGCCCAGTTGTATTTATTTTGATTTATTAAATAAGATTTTATCTTAACTTCCCCAAAAACATCTGGCTGAATCACTGCAAGCCCCACTTTATTAGTTTTTGCGTTAGAAACGAGCACCACCGTGTCAATATTCGTTTCATCTATTCGTAAACGATAGCCGAGTCTTATAGCATCGCTTTTGACCGACAGTATGTATTTTTTAAGGTGTACGTTCACGCTTATACTTACACTTAATTATATAATAATTATCTAAGTATTCTGTACTTAACAATTTCGCCAGTTAAAGCATCGGTATATATAAACATAACTTGATCTCTCCCTTCTCGCGGGTTATAGAATTTTATATATTCGCTGCGAAAAGGAAAGGATAAGTCTCCTTCTTTTTTAGTTAATTTCATTTTTTTTCTCCTGTGGTTGGGTGCGTATAAAAAAAGTAAGGACTGTTACCATAGCTTCTATCAATATCTTCAGAACTCATAGCTTCAGAATTTACTTTTATTTTTGGCACGTTGTTTTTGTCATAGGGCACTATAAAGTCAGGATTATGCCAACGAAGCAGGTT